TTATTTCTTAATGTCAACATGTAATGTTCCATTGATCGTAGTTGAATTTACTGTAGCTCCCAGAACTTCCGAAACAAATCTAAGAGGAACCATAACCCGATTTGGATATTCCGGCATATCGGGAGCACTTGGCATCATCTTTTCTTCATCGTTCACGTATGCAATTTTGCTACCCACGGTTAATCGTATAATTGTACCATTCTTCGATTTAATTGTAACTTCTTGTTTAAGTCTGTTCCACGAGACAGACTCTCCCAAGCCCTCAGATATGAATTTAATAGGGACATATACTGTGTTGGTGGCTCTCTCTATATACGGACTGACGTCTGTTGTCAAAATGCTATTATTTTCGTTTGTGGATTTCTCTCTAAATGGATCTAATGTCAAAGTGCTGTTATTTACAGAAACTTCAACATTATAACTAAATTTAGATCCCGCATGTGCGCTCTCAACTGAGACAGAAGAAAGGAACACAAAGATAAAAGCTAAGGGCAAAATTATACGTTTTAACATAGTGTATCACCTCTCTCCATTCATCAACCAGAACCTCTTCGCTATTTTTTAGATCAACTGCCCAATGAACTGAATTTCTAATTATTACACTAGGAATATTAAAATATTATATTTTTATCGGACATTGAATGAGTATTTCTCGACATTATTACTGTTCGTATAATCAATTCTTCCGCCATGATTCCATACGTCATCACTTAAATTGGTAACATTTTGAGGATATTTCGCACTGGCGCTGTTGTTAACTAGAAAGCGCATATTATTCCAAACGGCAGATGTGAAGCCGTGCTTAAAAGGAATACCACTATTTGATACTCCATTCATAGCTATGGCAGTCACTCTCTTAACAGACCGTCCAGTCGTCCCCAGTCCATTAAATTTAACCACATAAATATTGGAATAATTAATTTGCTCTCTAATGGTTAAAGTAGGCTCATCAGATTTTCCAGCATAGTAAAATACTTTGTATCCATTTATAGTAGCGCCATTATCAAATCTTTTAGATCTATAAACATAGGTTGTATCTCTAGAATTCGGCTGGCTATAGCCGTTGTCATCTCCTTCGTTGACAGTATGGAGTACCTTTGCATGGAAAACAGGATACCACCCGGCTGGAGTAGTCTTAGATCTCAAACCCTCAAACCCAACTTCCGCGACTCCATCTATTCCTGTATACATATAAGCAGCTTCATTATCATCATCGGCATTTGCAATATCGTAAGTTGGTAGGGTGATAGAATCTGCCATTACACCATTATATACGATGGACGAATTGCTTGCTGGCGTTTGAAGTCGATGAAATGCTCCCGTCTCCTTTCCAGCAGTATTGCCTCTATTCGATAAAGTAGATTGAAGGGTAATTTTATGGTCGCTCACTTTACTCTCGCCCAGCTCATCGCTTTTATAAGTTGCATCGGTAACTTTCTTTTCAAATTGGTCTTTAATATCTCCTTGTTTGGAAGAAGTAGCATCAACCAGATCGCCAGTTTCGTCAATATTCAATATAACCACTTCGGCATCCTGCAACTTTTCGATTTTTTGAATTGTATCCTGTTTAAGTACTCCTTTTTCCATAAGGCTATCAACAGAATGATCAAAATCTTTGTTGCTTAATGTTGATATTCCTTTTGCAGCCGCAGGAGCCGACAATTGGATTTCTTGCTCAATAGCGTCTTTAATGTACTGGCTAAATTCATTCGACGAAGGTTCTTGGCCTTGAGCATTTGCAGCCAAGCTTGGAATGGAAACAGCCATAAGTAGAATAGAAAGAGTAATCTTCGTTTTCTTCAACATAATAATAAATTCACACTCCACATTTTAATGTAATACTATAATCGAAAGCTGGCCAGCGTTTCTTCATTTATGGAAATTTATTCATAAAAATAACTCTATGTGCATTATAGTGGATAAGATTTACAGAATCAATATTTTTATTTTTTTCTTTTATTTGTAATATAAAGGAAACCAGTTTCTGTCATTCTATTCAAAGCTACTTAGTACTAGAGAGAGGCCCCTATAGCAGACATCCTTTACACAAAACAATGACTTGCCATCCCTCCCGATCAGAGTTAACATACACACACTCAAACCACGGGAGGGGAAGCACACAATGTCAAATTGGCCAGATTGGTTTCAAGATCAATTAGAACTAGCCAGTGAACAACAGGCTTCATATTCATCAGAGGGTAAAAATCTATTTACGCAAATGGATCAATTCAAAACCAACCAAAACGAAGATATTCAACATCTGCTATCTGAATGGGAAGAAGCAATAGGCTATCAATTAAGTCAGGACAAACAATCCATCTATATGGAAGGAGTAAAAGACGGGATTCGATTGATTCTTCCCGTCATACAACCCACAGCTATTCGTTAGCTTTTGATCACTTTAGTCTATGATTTTTTTAGTCCAGTATTTCGTCTATGCTCATTCCACTTTTCAAGGTAAAAACAAAATGCGCTGGTGAGAGAATGGTTATCTTCTCCACCAACGCATTAAATAGGTTATCATCAAATTGTTCCAGTATATCTTCCCGTAAGCTTAGTACTTGGATAATTTCATCGACACGTTCCTTAATATTCGCTTTCTGCTCCTCTTCCTTATCCAGTGTCAGTTTCTGTTGTCGTAGCTCGTTGAGTTCATTGGAAAGTCTGTTCGTTTCTTCATCATATACCGTTTCATCAATTTGATTCCGTAGCTTGAGATTCACTAATTCCTTCAAGTCGGATTTCAATTGTTGCATCTGTCCTTCGATGTCTAATAACGATTTTTGCTCTACTCTGCTGGAAAGTACCGATTCAATATTGGCTTTCAACGTCTTCATGAATCTTTCCTTGTTCTCATACATCCGGTTGAACAATCGTACAAACGCGGAATGTAAAACTTGTTCATCAACCGATTTGGCATCACAGGCTACTTTACCTTCATTAACATACGTTTTGCATTGCCATACTACTTTTTTGGATGGGTTATTGCTGTTCCAGGTTCGGCGTTTAAAAATGGCTCCACAGCATCCACAATATACTTTACTGCTCAGTGCATATTTGCTGGAGTATCTTTTACTCTCCCCCATCACACTCCCTTTCAGCTTGGCTCTCCGTTTCTTCTCTTTTTGCACCGCTTCAAATATTTCTTTGGATACAATCGGTTCGTGGTTATCCTCTATAAAATATTGCTGCTCTTGTCCCTTATTCTTGATCCGTTTATGGGTTAGAAAATCAACGGTTACCGTCTTTTGCTGAAGCAAGGCTCCATAATATTTCTCATTGGTCAGAATTAAGGTAATGGAGGAATCCCACCACGTATCGCCACCCGTGACTGTTTTAATGTGATCTCGCATCAAGCCTCTGGCTATCGCCTGATAGCTTTTTCCGTCTAGATACTCCTCATATATGCGCCGCACAATCTCTGCTTCTGGCTCGTTAATCACCAATTCACCATGTTCATCCTTATCATAGCCGAGGAAGCGAGTGGTGTTGCAGAAGACTTTACCGTTTTGGAAGCCTCGTAATATGCCCCATCGACTATTTTCAGAAATGTTTCGACTCTCGTCTTGGGCAAGAGAACTCAGGATGGTCAGTAATACTTCACCTGTTGTATCCAGTGTATTAATGTTCTCTCGTTCAAAGAATACAGCCACTCCGAGACTTTTAAGTTCCCGTACATATTTCAATAAATCCAGTGTATTCCTAGCAAACCTCGAAATCGACTTGACCAGTATAAGATCCAGTTTACCGTTTCGGGCATCCTGTATCATGCGATTAAAGTGCGTTCTATTTTTAGTGCTGGTTCCGGTGATGCCTTCATCTGCGTAAATATCAGCCATTTCCCATTCCAAGTTGTTTTGAATGTACTTTGTATAATGATTGACCTGATTGGTATAGCTCTCCTTTTGCTCCTCGGAATCTGTACTGACCCGGCAATAGGCAGCGACTTTCTTCTTTTGAATAGATTGGATTCCCTCTACGATGTCCATCGTTTTAATGGGAACAACGACGACTTTTTTTGCGGTTGCGGCTTGGGCCATAGGTGTTTCTCCCTTCGATATCTTCTTTATACGGTCACATATTATAATGCGTGCGGTACATCATCAAGTCCATTTCTGCCCATGTGATAGCTACTTGAAAGACTTTTTATTAAGCTCATCAATCGCTATGAACTCTTCTTCTGTAATGACATTTTGTAATCTCAATTGCTTCAATAGGCTTAGACTCAGTAGATAATCAATAGATTTTCGTTGCATATGTATGTGCTCCTTTGAAATAAAAATGGCTCACCACGAAGGCAAGCCAATAGATATAAAACTTAGAATAAATTCTTAAGGCTAATGGTCTTTTCTATGGTAATACTAGGATCGCTTACTAAGGTAGCAGTCAGTACAAGAGCTTTGTTGCTAGATCCACTACTTCTTCCGGCTTTTATGGTTACACTATTTCCTGTGCTGGCTGTCACGCCCCCCATGATCGGAGTTGAATCATCTTGATTTCGTAGGCTCCACTCCACCGACTGGTCAAACACTTCTGTTCCATGATCATAGATATGACTGACGTATGAGACACTCTGACCTGTTTTGAGCATAGGATTACCGGTAATGGCTATCGAATAGATATGCGTTCCTGTTTCGACGACTCTCAATTCAATGGTGCTTTGTACCGTCGGGTGATACGTTAATTTTACGGTGATGCTTGCTTGTCCCAAAGCGATACCCATAACCTGACCTTGCTGGTCTACACTAATTACACTTGGATCACTGGATATATAGGTAATCGCCGGGTTCGCTATCTCATTTTCATTATCCGTAGTAGTCACATTCAACTGTATTGTTTTGTTGAGCAGCACATGAGCTATCGTCCCCTGATTGATTTGTAATGCGTATGTATGAGCAATCTCGTACTTCCATCTGTCTGCAATGTTATTTTCCACGTCATCATAAGCTGTATTTATGCTATCTAATGTGCAGCTTAACTGGATGATGCCATTTAGGATACGATCCATTCCAACTATTTTAAACGGCTGATGAGTCATATAAAATCGTTGACTTAATCTAATACCCCTCGTATCTGCGTTGTCCTGTACAGTAACCATAATGTTTCCATCTGGCATGGAGATAACTTTACCTGTTTCCGTTGAAAACGTTCTGGCTTCTACCACAGCATCAAACCATTTCACTTGTCCATCCCAGTTTAAAGCTAGCCGTTGATTACACTTTTTCATTCTGCCTCGACAAGACTGTTCATTTCGATCCACCTGACTAGTAATTAAATAACGTTCATAACGATAATCCACGATATCACCTGTATGTAATGGTGTTGCTGCACGAATAATTTTTTCATCAGTCATTTGAATGGTATCTGTCGCATCCCGGATCAGAGCAAGCTGCTTTACACTGTTAATATGCACAAGTTCGCCTTTCTCTCGTAGGAAGAAATCAAGCATCGGCTCTAAGCTCCGTGTCATTTCTCTACCTCCAATGCAAAATCTGCCTTACAGCGATACAGGTACAACTCCATATAATCGCTCCATTTCTTCATGTCCAAAATAATAAAAACATCCTTGCCAATACGAATATAGCAGTTCGACAGCAATAAAGATTCCAATGGACAGAAAGCTCGATATGTCGTCTCTAGTATGTAACCATCTTCAAATGAAAAACTTTTGCGATAAGGTTGTACATCTGCCATTACTGACAGAACAGAGTTGAAATGAGTAACATCTAAAATTTCCAGCTTCGTATCATAGAACATTAATCTGTTCCGACCTTGATTTTAGGTAGAGGAAGAGCCAATCGAATACTTGTCGGAATGCCTGTTTCATAGTTAGCTGATCGCTCTCCCTCCTGTTTATTTATAAGTCCAACCGAATCCCTATTCTTATAAAGAAACACCGCATAATCGACCATGACATGATCATATTCCACAGGCAGTGTCGCCACATTACAATAGCCATAAATGTTACTCCTCGCTTTATTCAAATAATGGATCAGGATATCATCCTTGGATATGTCTGTTGGTTCCATGCCTAATAATCGTTTCATCAAATCCATTAGCTCACTCATGTGCTGTCTCCTGTACCTCCTTTACCTGTTCCTTCTCGGTACGCTTCATGCTCTTGGTAGCTTGAGCTTTCGTTTGGGGTACATCTTGCTCCGTCTTATCCTGTTTAGGTTCCTCTACTTGCTCATAATGTCCACTGGCCTGTAACCGCAGTATCAGCTCCTGATCTGTTACTTCCCATGTGCAGTCTGTTTCCTGATTCAAAAACCACATCTTATCACCCTCCAAAAATGAAAATAAGGGCATCCAAAGCAGACACCCTAAACGTGTTTCTTCTATTATAATGTGTTCTCATATCATCCTATTTTTAATTAAGACTTATTGGCTGTGAGTATAGCGAGGGCTTCCGGCTTGATACATTTAGCACCGAATACCTGCAATCCTTTCACTGCATCCGAAAATTGTTTCTCTGGTCTGAAGGCTTCCACTGAATCCACTTGCCCCGCAAACGAAATCGCACTCTTATGACCTGCGATGATTTTATACTTGGCTCCTGTGGTATTCGGCACATTGTTGGATTTGTAAATGGTCATGCCATCAATATCCCCTACATAACCTGTGCGGATAATATTCGGGTCTTTGGTGAAACGAGCATCTTTCAAGAGCAAGCCATAGTACCATGCAGGAACCACTACAAAACGCTCGCTTTCAGGCACATTGTTCTCATCCAGCAGCACGCCTAAATCAATAAGTAAATCATAGGCTGTATCTTTTGTTGGAATAACAGGCGTTGTATCATTGCCGATTGTATTCTCAGCTTTAACCTCCGTATAAAACCCAGCAAGATACTGATCCACCACATTGGCGAGTCCATACGAAGCTTCCACGATTCCACCATCCAGTAGATTCACATTCGCTTGAGCAGCATCTACATCATCCACTTGAAAATTGAAATACTTCGCCTGATCAATCACCAATGTTTTTTGCGTGGCATCCAGTTCCTGTGGATTCCCGATTCCTGCCACCTTATCATAATTGCCAATCGTTACTGCCCCAATGGAATTAATTTTTACGGTGGAGCCTTGGCCTTGAATCTCACCTTCATAATCAGTGTTGACTACATTGCCATACACCAAATTCTTCTTCAGGCTTTCATTTAAACGTGCGCTCCAAATTGTAGGAATAAAATGTTGTACTGTCATATTCTAATCACCCTGTCCTCTTCTATTGATTATTGTTTGTTTTGTAATGCTTGTTTGACTTGATCCCAATGCTGATTAATCTCGTTTGGCGACATTCCTTTAATCGAATCCAATGTAAATGCGCTACCTGTTGAACTAGCCGGAGGCGTATATCCATCCCCTTTAAGCCGTTGCTCGACTTGCTGTTGTATAGCCTGTTGCAGCGATTGTTCCAACATAGCTAAATTCGCTGTCGTTGTGTCTTCATCTGCACCAACAAAAAAATCCACTAACGGAAGTGGAAGTTTCTTTTCGGATGCAATTTTTACCGCTTGGCTAGTTAACCGTTCACGCTGCTTCTCTAGCTTCATATGCTCCACTTCGGCTCGTAACTTCTAGACTTCGATTTCTTTCTCATCCTTAGCCGGGAATCGCTTCTTGATCTCAGCATCCACTGCACTTTCCAAATGATTGGATTTCCACGTTTCCAGCGATTTAGCGGATCGTTTGTCCACCGTGCTATCGAACCAACTTCTTGCATCATGATTAGATTGAATGTATTGCTCTATCCCTTCTACGCTATACGGATTCAATCCCCGAAGATACGATTGCCATTCCTCGTTTGTTTGGTTTTCCTCAATCAACTGCTTTACTTGTTCTAAATTCATTTTCGTTAATCTCCTTTATTGTCCATTCGACTCCACAGAACCAAACACACATATGTATGTATTAATTGAGCCGTTTAATGTCATGCTCAGGACAGCAATGTAACGCTTTAGAAATCACAAAAACGAGGAAAAGGTACAAACATACCAACTCCCCACTTTTGCCTATTTTTAACCCTTAGTTTATTGGACTTTTTAAACCTCTAAAGCGTAACATCAAGCCTGTTATTTTCTCATCTGACGCATTCGCAATTTTGTCTTTTCATTCACATTCTTACCTCTGCATTTGTTACAATATTTCTGCCGATTCGAATTTGCCGAAAATGTTCCTCCACAACGTGTACAGTTCACCCTCGGCTTCGCTGTCTTAGGCTCATTCTCTACATTCCGATCAGACTTATATTCTTGAACCAGCTTCTCGTCCATTGGCAAAACTCCATTTTCAAAATAGGTACAACGGGGAAGAGAATCATATTGAGCGAAAAATACACATGGACTATACTGTAAACAGCAATAGTTTGGGATACTGTGCTTCGCTCCGAGATAGCATGCACAATTATTCTTCACTAACCGTTTAATTGTATTTTTATTTTGCATTGGACATCTCCTTACCCGCACCAACTAATCGTTGCTGCTCCGCATGAAATTTATTGAATTCCAACTTTGGATTCTCGACAAACGGAAGCAATGTGAGCAGCGTTTCCTGTGAAACCACTTCTTTCAGTTTAACGATCACATCAGCCATCCCGACCAAGTCTGTCGGCAAATTACGAGTAAACTTCACCGCGATATCCCGGTAATCATATTGCACGCCTTCTTTAATGTGCAGGAAGGTAAAGAAATTCCGTAAACGCTGCTTGATCGCTTTTTCCATTAACGCTTCACGCATTGCCACTCGATTCTCCAAATTCAAAAGTTTATTTCTCAGCGCTAAGGAAGATGTATTGCTGGCCCAGTTTTTCATTGAAGTTGACCTGATCCATCATGTCGAAGATTTTGCGTTCAATATTATCCAACTCGTTCTTCACAAAAGAATCATTAATCTCTTTCGTAAGCCAGCTTACTTTCCCACCAGCCGGAACCTGAATAATGCCCATCTTTTTCATATTCAATAAGTCCTCAGCTTCAAGCTTGGCATTCTCAATCACCAGATAGGCGTTGCGATGATCTGCAATTTCATTGACCAAATCTGAATTCAACGCATTATAAGCATCAAATAAAGAAATCACATCATGAAAGCCACTTTTTCTCTCTGTATTAGCTGGACAGGAGATAAGCGGGACTCTTCCAAAGATGTGATTGTGTTTGCCGATATATTTTAATTCAGGTGCTTGGTTTGTCCTACTCCGATTGTGTTTGTCATCGTTGCCGATTGTATAGTGCAGAATTTCATGGTCGGTATACACGTCAAGGTACACTTGCTTATCAAACCTTCTCGTAAATTTATGTAGACCAAGCAATACATTTCGTTCTGCTGTTCCATCTTCCAGTACATAGGCATTCATAGGAGATAATACCGTAGCTGAAAACTGGCCATCCGAATCAAGATAGTTCAATTCATAGCTCTCGCCAAAGATTTCGGATTGTTTCCGAAGCTGTAGATTATGCTCTTTGTCCCAATGACTCATATGTATATCTATATTATGTATAGCTGTGTCCTGATCCGACTTGGACACATAATTTACTGGTTTACCAAGCAGATAGCCCACTTCATTATCTACAAACTTACGTGGGAAATTGAAGATAAGCTTTTGATTGCTGCGGCTTTCTTGCATCGCATAGCTCTTGAGAATGGCATGCTGACCATTGTAGTAATCCGCATATTTCTGTTTGGCTAATGTAGCCGATTGGAGTTCATTTAGACATTCTAATATGATGGACTCAGTTATTTGCAAATAGATTCTTCCTTTCAAAATGGGCAATGTAACTGTTGCTTGAATAAAGAAAAGAACCACCTTTACTAAGGTAGTTCCTTGTTGAATTAACGTGTCCCCGTTAGTTGAATCTCCTTTCACCGTTGATACTCTGCTTAAGTGAAGTATGGGAAGTGATCGCGCATAAAATGAGTTAACGCATCCTTCAAATTTCTATGCTGTTTCATATATTGGAACAAGATGGCCGGGGTAAGCGCGGTTTTAGAGTCCTCAATACTAATAGTCCAGGATGGTGGTTCCTCAGGGTTATAACTAAATTCAGTAACAATGCCATAGGCTACACCTAGCTCGTCAATCCTCTCGTGTAAGATCTGATAGATCTCACCACTCAATTGATGAATATCACTCTGTTCCAGAGCCTTCTCCTCATTCCAGCCGTCCATAGAATATTAACCTCCTTACATACCCGTGATTAAGCCAAACCGGGATTATAACAAGCATCTATTGGCATCGATATACTATTACAAGCTCGTCAACTATCGTTTCCAATTAGTGTAATAAGAAAAAATCACTTTATACAACTGTATTACTTATAACCTTCAGAAAACCGTTCTTTTCAGCGGTATAAATTAACTCTTCAATGGATCGATTTGCGGTATCGCTAAATAAGTACCACTCATCTTTAGATACGTCATGAATCAAAATCTCTGGGTATCCTGTTAAAGGTTCAGATGGAAAAGAACGAAATAAAGAATAAACATCAAAACGAACTAAGCTGTTCCCTTTTGGGTCTAGAAAATCATATTGTGCATTTTTATAATAGGACCCAAGTGTGTCACTAGTACCTCTCCAAGAGTAGTCTGCAGGTGCTTCGACCTTTTTACCTTTGTTTTTTACAAAAATATTATAGATCGTTTTGTTATATGTATTTCCATTAATTTTCCGAACTACGCCGCCCATAGTCATATGGTATTCATGTTGCAATGCTTTTACTTGTACACCGTCTATGAACAATGGTTCAGTATTAACAGCCACTGCAAAGTTGCTGTAATTGACATTGCATCCAAACGTCTCTGCAATAAAACGAAGTGGAACAAACATGCGCTTATTTTTCATGTATGGTTTTACATCAAGCAGCCTCTTTTTACCGTTCTTCTCCGCTGTACTACTGTTCAGTGTTAATATGACTTTCATATCGCTTTTAGCGAGAATAACCTCGGAATTGGACCATTCGACGCTAGCTCCCAAATTCTCACTAATAACACGTAGAGGTACCATTGTACGTTTGTTCTTAATTTCGGGCTTCACATCGGATGCAATAGCAACACCGTCAACTTTGATTTGATTTTCTGCTGCATAAGTAGTTGACGATGAAATAAATAAAAAGATTACAAGAAAAACCCCAAAGAATGCTTTTTTCATAAATGATAGCTCCCTTTTTGGTTAAATTTGTTGCGCAGTAACTCACTCCATATTAAGACGCAACTGGATAAAATTTGTTGCGCTTTCCTACTCGTTAGCTTACCGAGATCGGATCAAAATAATGAATGAATATCTAGCAGAAGCTTCAAAATAACAAGCTGCGATCATAAAATTTCAGACTCTTGACCGACTGAATCAATTGGACAGCCCCATATAAACTGTCTGACGCGTCATCATATGTACAATTGCGATTGTAGTCCTTCACCTGATGATTGTATCTGAGGTTATCTGCATTGAACAGAATATGTCCCTTCTTGATTTCCGGTTCCAAGCTCATAATACGTTCATGCTTCTGCCCTCTGGAATGCACACTTTCTACGGGCGTATGTATCTTCGCTTTCCATAACTCTTCTTCAAACTTTTGCTTCATATAGCTTTGTGCCTGATTCACTTCAAAACCCAGTTTATCTACAGGGTAAAGCTTCAATTTTTCAATGGCTACTTGAAACAAATCGTCCGGCAACAGTTTATAGATATTGCCATCGACCACATACATTTGCTTCGTTTTTCGGTGTTGCCCAATAATTGAAACCGCAGAGTAGTCATTTTTCTTCCCGGCTTTAATGGCTGGATCAATATACATCGCCATTTCCATTTCCTCAAGCTCAGGCAATCTGTCCCAATACATCAGATTCTGAAATATGTATTCGTCTGTTGAACGCGGATCGTTTTGTAATTCTTTATAGAAGCTCTTTTCACCCATGGCTTGCTTCTTGCACATCAAATAATAATAGTCCAAATACTCGCTCCACAGGATTTCCGTACCCTTCAGCATTTCCTCCTCATGAGCCATAAAAAAAGACAAAGCCGTATTGATCCTGTCCTCGTCCTGCAAGTTATTATATTGTCGCTCCCACTCTGACCATAAATCATCCCGTTCTGAAAATTGAAGCACGGCTGCTTTACGAACACTTCTCACACCTGAGATTTTCCCTTTGAGTAGATCGGCCATAATGTCCTCTTCGTTCAAGATGGTTCCACAGATCAGGATATTGGTATCCCTTGTGCCAATAGGCAGAATGACATCCGTAAACGTATTTTTAATTTGTTCTCGTTTGGCTTCGGATCGTGCGGTATCTTCCTTAAGCAAATCATCCATTAATACCAGCGTAGGGCGATGATGCTTATAGTGAATACCTCTCAAGCTGCCATCTATGCCACGAATCATAATGCAGGAATCCAGTCCACCTTTACTCTTCAGCCAAATCTCATTGTTGTTCCAGCGGCTCCCTTTACGAATCCCAAAATCCTCAATCAGCATCTGATTTGTTTCTAGCTCATCTTTGATCATGTCCAAGAAGGGCAATGCAATTTGTTCTGTTGCTGATATGATCAGTGTGAACTGAGATTTATCATAAAGTGTGGCATACAGCGGAAATAAAAAAGAACTGATTGTCGACTTTCCATGCTCTCTTGGGAGTCCGAAAGCTGTAATTAGTCCTGTATTCGCAAGCATATGCTTTAACTCTGAAAATAACTCTTTGTGAAACTTGCCAAATACTCGATCAAAATATTTAGGGAAATAGGCCAAGGCGAAAAATTCAATGTCCATTTCACCGATTAGCTTGCGAAGTTCAGAAAAAGAGAACGTTTCGATCAATTGTTTCATTTTTGGTGGCTTAAAATGCTTCTCCATATACTGTTTAAGCAGTTCAGCTTGTCGTTGCTCTTCTTGCTTTATCGTTTCAATAGGTATAACTCCTTTCTCAAATTCACTATAAAATCATCACAAAAATTTCTGCACCCTTTGCTGGCAGCTCCGTTTCTACAAATAGAAGATCCCCTCCATCCACGACAAAAAGAGTGGCTGCTTACCACTCGATATTTGCCAAGGCTTCAGCCATATCCTGCTGTGTTGTTAGGGTGTAAATATTGGTTGTTGCTACGTTATCATGTCCAAGGATTTGTTGGATGGTCGTCAAAGGAGTCGTCTTCACCAGCTTATATCCTAACGTATGCCTGAGCATATGTGGTGTCACCTTCACGTTTATCCGATTTCCGTATTTGTTCAGGATCAGGTTGACCGCATTCCGTTCCAAAGGCCCTCGCTGCCCCATACATAGATATTCTGATTCACTGTGTGGTCTGACTTCAAGATACCGAGTAATAGCTTTTCGCACATCCTTATTTAATGGAATGGTACGGAAGGAGTTTCCTTTGCCGAATAGCTTCAATAAACCTTTGCGTTCGCTTATTTCAATATCCTTCAGCTTGATGCCAACCAATTCGCTTACCCGTATCCCTGTTCCCAGCAGTAATTCAATCATGCAGATATGCATTCGATTGCCCATACGGTGAATTTCATTCCGCAGCTTCCACAAATCCTTTTCCGCTAACCCTTTGTATTGCCGGACAACCTTATTCCTGACCGCTTCGATATGTATTTCTTCCTTAATATAGCCTTGCTGGTGCATCCACCGTGCAAATACGTTGACGCTGGCGATCTTACGATTGATGGTCAGTATCGCTTGGTTGGTGCTTTGCAGAACCTTCTTGTACTCTACCCCATCCAATTCAATCCACTTGTCCAGTCCATATTCCGTCTTGCCCCGATACCAGGCTATGAACTGTAACACGTCCCGAATGTAGCAGGAAACCGTATTTTCACTCCGATCCTTGCTCCGTAAATACGCTTCAAACCCTTGTATATAGTTCATATTTCCCCTCACCTTTCGCTCGTGTGTCACATCATAGCGTTGATTCGAGGCAAAGTCCACTCCATACATAACCTATCTTATGCACTTAGTTTGGGCAATTTACGGGCTAATTCAGGGCTGAAACTGGCGTTTATCTATACAAATACTGACGGCATAACGTTATAGCTGTGAATCTTCTGACTCCACGTATCCTTCCTCAATCTCTACCGATTCCTCAATAGCTTCATATTCAGCATCCACCACATCGGCTTCGATCATATCCAGAAATAGCTGCTTCCGTTCCTGTTCCAGTGCCTTCGTATTGACTACCAGTTCACGACGATCATTCCACTCGTTGGGTGCGCGGTTCTTTAAGTAGAAGATCATCGCTGTCGGGTTCGGAGGCTGATATCGTTTTACCTTTTCGATACGTGTCTTCTTTTTTCCATTTTTGTCCTCTTCGACTATTGTACGAATTTCCTCATATTCATATCCAGTTGCAGCTTTCAAAAGTGAATTTTCCACGTGCGAGATCGGAACAGATTTGCTCCATTTGACTAGTTCAGCCAGCATCGGATGTTTATCGATGTACTCGTACCAAGTCGTTTTACCTATATCTAGTTTCCTAATAATACCCTCTGCATTCACGCCTTCTTCAAACCATTGCTGTATTTCCGCTAATCTAGGATATACATGGGTTTCCCACTTGGTTGGACGTTCCAATGCTTCAGCAAATTTGGGATGCTTCCTGCGATAATCGCCTAATGTCCAAATATGAATATTTAGCCGTTTCGCAATCTCCTCATCTGTGGCTCCTTCACGCACCCAAACGGGAATATCCTTCAGTCTTGGCACAACAAATTGATCATACTTGGTCAGTATCTTAGGCTTGTTTCTTTTGGGATTGTTATTGTTCTTGCTCATTCTGTTCACCTCCAGCACGAAAAAAAGGAAACAGCCAACTATCAGCCATTCCCCATATGTATCAGCTTACCCTTCCAATTCAGCCTCGTAAAACAATTCAATATCCTCAATCACCTTCTGAATCAGAATATATACACATCTATATATTTTAATATTCGGCCACTCATGATCACTCTTCGCTGATGAGCATTTAACGCAACAGCCATTCCTTTATCGTCAATGTGGAAGATCCATTTTGAATGAGCGGATCTGAATTTCCAATTTTTATCGCCTCATCAAGTGATGCTGCCTTTATTAGATAGGCTCCTCCCGTTGCATCGCTAAATGGACCATACATTTCGAGAAGCTCCTCTTTTTTTAACTTTTCCAGATGGTCATAGTGTCCTTGGATATCATTAGAATCGAACTTGTTTGTTCGGGTAGTCATTAATAAAAAGTAGCTCACTGATTTCCCCTCCGTATTTTCCTTGTAATAAAAGTCTAGCATCACTGATCCATAAAATGAATATTAATTATTTTATCAAACCAATATATAACATTTATCTCAATACCTCTGACCTTGCAGACTCAGCAACAACTTCTTGGTAGCTAAACCGTTTACCATCTCGAATCAAATATACACTACTATTGTCGCCAACGCAGGCAATATATCGCTTCACAATCACATCTACATATTTGGGATCAAGCTCACTGGTATAGCAAATCCGATCCGTTTCCTCGCAAGCAATCAACGTTGAACCTGAACCGCCAAATGGATCAAACACGATATCACCAAGCTTGCTTGAATTTTTAATCGGGTAGCTAATCAAGGGAATCGGCTTCATCGTGGGATGATATTCATTGCGGAAGGGGCGGTCAAATTGCCATAATGTCGTTTGCTTTCGATCACTGTTCCAATAGTGTCCACCTGTCGGCTTCCAACCATATAATACGGGTTCATGCATCCAATGATAATCTTGTCTACCCATTACCATTGCTTGCTTTGCCCATATGCAACACTGGGCCAGTTTGAATCCGGCTTCAATAAATGCCCTTCTAAAATTCAAACCTTCACTATCTGCGTGGAACACATAAATACTTGCCCCGTCATCTGCTACTTCAAACATTCGAGTATAGGCAGCCAATAGGAAATCATAAAACTGGTGATTGTCCATTTTATCATTTTCAATTTTCAATGCATCCTTCGTTTTACCTGTGTAGTCCACATTGTAGGGCGGATCAGTTACAATAAGCTGTGCCTTCTTACCGTCCATCAATAGTGCGATATCGTGTGGATTAGTCGAGTCACCGCAGATGAGCCTATGCTTACCAAGTAGCCAAATGTCACCTTTACGAGTGATCGGATGTTCAGGTAATGCTTCTTCTACATTAAAATCATCCTCATCATCTACAGTTTCCTCGTGCAATGTATCCAGCAACTTCTCACACTCACTCATATCAAATCCTGTTAGAGAAAGATCATAATCAGCTAGTTTTAATTCTTCCAGTTCCTGCGCCAACAAGTCAAAATTCCAATCTGCATACTCAGCCGTTTTGTTATCAGCGATTCTAAAGGCTTTGACCTGTTCAGGAGTTAAATCATCCACCAGTATCGTTGGAACTTGCTTTAATCCAAGCTTCTTGGCTGCTAACAAACGAGTATGACCTGCTATGATTTCATGATTACTGTCAATCAGAATGGGATTTTTAAAGCCATAACTCTGAATACTTGTTGCTACATAATCTACAGCTTTCTCATTATTTCTGGCGTTTTTTATGTACGGAATTAACGTTTCTACGTTTTCGAATTTGATTTCCAATCCACTTGATCCCCCTTTCTACCTTCATTTTTAAAAAGACTGCAATCCAAATCCAGATGCAAAACACAACAACTGCTGTGACCACTCGTGATATTTCTACACTTATTGCTTGTAACATTAATAGCAATCTTGTTGCTCCTCTCTAAATGAAAAAGGAACCCTAGCTCGTAGCCAGAGTTCCCATGTATAATATGTATTTTTGAATTTTCAACATTGTGTCACGTGACACATTTATATACACAACCACGTTTTGCATTTTTGAGTAAGGACGGCATCCTGCATCTTCATGACGAAGAGTATGCCGGACAGCACGGCAAGTATGTACAAACGAGTCTGACGCCAACTCATCGCGACACCGCCGATCTCAAACTGCTCGCAGCAGAGCTTCCAACATGAATCATTTCCTCGGTTCTTCCGGGGTTTTATGGCACGGCGGCAAGGAACCAGTTAACCAACGGAAACATGAACAGCCTGTGTGGAACCCTTGCGCGGTTTAATTCCGAAGCGTGCCATATTAGGATAATGGAATCATTGTCCAATTTTTTGTTGAACAATTACAATAAAAGACTTATAATGTAAATGTATATAACTACCTGTAAAAAAACTTTATTGATCATGAATACTCTAATAGTTTCTATACATACTGGTTGATTGATAAAGTACACAGGTTAAAAAAATCAGAGAAAGTGGGCTTATGAGTATGAAAAACATCAAAAAAGCTTCTGTAGTATCTGTTTTGTCTTTAGCTCTTGCAATTCCATTAACTGCTTCTGCCGCAGCTACTACGGATGTTGCACCAACTACAACTGACTCAACAGCAGTTTCCCAATCTGCAAGCACATCGGTCGATGTGAATACACCAAAAGTGGGGGATCACGTCATTACTCCTCAGGCCACTAATAAGGTACTAGCTAAGTCTCTTGGGAATACTGACATGTCAGAGCGTTTCTACATTGATCCGGGATATGGATATGCTAGAGTGTATGTGTCAAATGACGGGAGTGCCCCAATTAATATAACAGTAACTCAGGGATCAGCTAGTGGTCCAGTTAAGATGAGTGGAACAATAAAGCCAGGTAAAGTATTTGATGAAATTAACGGAAGCGCTTGGTCTACTGGTAATTTCTATGTTAACCTTACTTCACCCGGAGGCGTTATGAAGGGCGGGCTTTCAGTTCGCATTGGCAACACAAGAGGAGAATTGCAATAATCATATCATAAAGTTTGCATTGGAGAGGTCGACCAACGTGTCGGCCTTTTTGAGTTTCTTCAATATTCAATAGGAGCAATATTCATGAAGAAAAGCCCAATAGCAGGAATATGTATGCTTTGCAACGACCCTAACCCGAACCCGGAGCATACAACGATGGGCGTATCCTTTTGCGATACATGTTGGAATGTAATGAAATCTGGGGATGAGGATACATTGGGTGAAAGGATCGTTTGGGACAAGTGATATTGAGAAAGTGAGCAAAAGCCAGCTTATTATGGTTTAATTGCCCGGTTTCCGTACTTTGACGGCCATTTTCGGTAATCAGTAAAATGGTCTTGTCATTCCTCTCTAGTAACTAAGTACAAATGCTTTTATGCAACTTTAAAATTTTGCAAATACCAGTCCATATTCAACAAGATTAATTTGTATATGTAAATCGAAAATTTTAAATTAAGCAACCTGACCACAACCACAAACGAATAAGTGCCTTGGGCATGAGGTTAACATCATTTCTCCATTTCATCCTTTCTAAGTTTAAGCTACATTCCATGGACTGACCCCAGTTCCCCCTATAGATTGAAAAGTAGGGTCACGTCAATCTATCATGTTCAAAAAAATAAAATGAAGACAGCCAACGATTGTTGGATGGCTACGGAAAGAAATAATTTGTTTACAAATTTTTGTTGACGGTTTCTTTTGATCTTAACGTTTGTACCCACATAAAGGGAAACTCTCTCACCATCTCGATAAAAACCACTTCGCTACGCTTCGTAAACGGTATTCATCGACCTGCCGCCGTTTCCCCTCTTGCCTTCGGCAATTCACCCTTTTGCGGCTCATTTCCGGTTTGTCTCATTTTTTTGCTTTTTTACATTTCATAAAATGGTTGATTTCATTACCTTTTCTATCATCTGGACAGCAAATCATGGATATATGTATATATAAGCATTACTCCACAATTTGCTGTCCAAGATTAAAAAAATCCTTATATGTATTACCTTTTTGGCATTATCGAAAATGAGAAAAATTTGATTTTTTTGTTACAACCGACTATTCGTTAAATTTGCTGATTAACCAATATCGCTTCCCTTTATGGGGATTGCCGCTTCCATCTTCTAACTTCTTTCGGTTATCTGGAAAACTACCAATCGCATATTTTAATTGATTCGATTGGAGGTAGGATTGTAATAGGCTAATATCCTTTTGTAATCTACCTCGATAATCCTTGATATCAAATTTTTCAATGACTTGTTTTTGACCGTCTTTGTATATTCTTTTACCAACAATCGTATCTAAATAGCTACATAATTCTTCTTGATCAAATAGTTTCTCAATCAACGTGATTTTATTTTTATGTAATAAGTTCGAAATGTACATCATATAGGCATCGCTTTCCTTTTTCCCTCCAGTTTCTTCCCTGAAATTATTGGTTTCTCTGTTCTGATCCAGCATTGCTTTAATCCGATCTCTCGTAGCTACAGCTTGAAGATATTTAACTCTGGACACCGTCTTCTTCGATTTATATTTGCCATCACTTATTGCGTTGTCTTTAATGATGTAATTGGATTTCCTCGAAAATTTACCCACTAGCTTTTTCCATTCTTCAACTCCACCATGAATAAAAGCGTCTGCTTCATCCAGTTTCATTTGGACTGAATTCAAATAATTATTTAAATTCCTATTGTTTCTATTCAGCAACACCACATGAACCTTATCCTGGTCATTCTTGAATCTCTTTCGCCCAATACACTGTAGCATCGTATCCACATCAAATATATCGCACACAATTAATTTAATTTGCTCATCTTTCAAATCAAAACCATTATCAAGCACTGTCGTGGTGAATAGATACTTACAGTTAAACCTATTTTGCTTGACCATGGACTCCACTTGATCATCATCTACATGTTTGAGATACTTTTTGTTTTTGCTGCTGCTTTTGCTGCTGCTTTTACTGCATACGAATAATGAATCGTCATACTTCTGGTAAAGCTCAAAAGCCTTTTGGATCGTGTCTGCAAAATATATAATTTTATCGTTAGCTTTATTGAATTTGCGCTCAATCCATTTTTCTACTGCATAAAAGTCTGTTAGAAGGATAACGATGCAATCTGATTGAATTTTATTGGAATGGAGTACGTCCATATTTTATTACCCTTTTGTTTAAGTTTATATCTGTACTGATCCTTGATGTAAGAGAATAACACATGACCCGTTGCGGACATAAAAATCCTGATTTGAGACTGTAATCCGAGTATAGCTTGAAGGGAATCATCCGAATTATCATTAAATCCACTGTCCGTAGTAAAGTAATGCGACTCATCACACACAATGTATTTATAGGGAGAAAAATCGTACTCCTCGTCATTGTTTAGCTGCTTCTCAATCGTTTGATATAATTCAACTTTGATTCTTGAGGAATCTTCGATAGCTTCCTTATTCTGATCGTACAAATTCTTCCGATTAACCAATAAAAGGATATTCACATTTTGCCGATCCGCTAATTGTTCCAGCTTATTTCGGATAAAGAAGGATTTGCCCGATGCTGTGCCACTACTAATTAAAACGATATCTCCATTTTTCCATTCAACCTCCTCCCCGTTTATCTTCTCAGTTACATTTTGCTTTGGCTTATAATCATCAATTCTCATCAAATGCTCCTCACATCATTTCTAACATCTACATTTTAATGATTTGTTGCTTCCCATTCATCAATGGCTACAGATAGTTCTGGCGTTTTCAGATACATGGAAAATAAAACATTCGTCTTATACTGTCGTGCCTTCGTTATAAACGAGAACCCCTTACTCGTCAGATAATTAAACAAATGAATATCGTAACAATAAAAATAGCTCAATCAGATTCACTCCTCTCATTTGTGGATCGCACCTTTATAGCAGGTGTCACCCAAGCGCCCGTGTTAACAGGCGCCAGATCATGACACACTATGATCAAATTATTCGATATGGACTACCGCCTTAAAGCTCGATTTCGTGACTTTCTCAATCCTGATAAATTCAATTGTCGCTCCGTCAAAATCTAATAAGGATAACCCCTCATCTCGACGAATGACCTGATCTCTCGGAATGATACACTTCACTTTCCCCTGCTCATCTACAATATGAACATATTGGTATTTGACTATTTGAATCCGCCATGTCTTGCCTAACACCTGGTCAGCTATCGACTGTGATTCTTCCTGAGACCTTTTCAATGTGCTGAAGCCAAGCGGATAATTCCTCAATATTCGCCTTGTACTTTTCCCATCCAGCAAAGAAGGCGTATGACTGGTTTGTACTACGGTTTCCCTCTCAGCTTCATGCCCAATAAAGAATTGTCCCATAATTTCAAATAATGAATACACACCATCTGGCACATGGAATGGAAACTCCAGATCATCTATGGTAGCGATGCCAGCTTGAACGATAAGCTCCTTGCCTTCTACATTACGATTGGTGAGTCGGTTCACCTTTCGTACTTCCTTTTTCAATACATTTTCATGCTGCTTTAGATTTTCCAGTAGTCCATCTACAAACAACCATACAAAGGAGTACGTTCCATAATTTTGATAAGCGATCTCCACAGCTACACTGGCAAGTATCGAAGGGTACGGACAGATCTCTTCACACCGAGTTTTGTATTCCTCTCTTAACCTGGCGTATTCCGCGCTGATTGCTTTCCGGGTATCATTATCCCGTTCCCATTTTTTCAGTTCGTTAAATTGCATCAAGCGATAATCAATTGTTTTTTTCTGCTCGTTGTATTCTGTATACAGCGGTTCAATGCGGGCTAAATAGCTCAGAAACTTGGGCTGGCTAACCTTGCTCATATCCTGTAACAATTGTTTCGTACTCTCGATGCCCAAAATCGACTGATCCAGTTTGCCATCTTTCATCTGGAACTTGTCATCTATGTACTTTTCTGCCTTAACACAAAACTGGTTAAACGGCGATTTGGTTGAGTGCTGATAATCCTTCGCTTTACCACCATTCACAAAACGGAAGAAATACGGCATTTGGATAGCCAGACGATCCAGCACATATGGAATCTCTACTTCCAGTCCATTTTTGGTCGCATCAATGATTTGACCTTGGAGAAATTTTAAAACGGAGTTTTCCAAAACACGCGCTTGAAGGCTCCCTTCCTCCAAAGCCAGATTCTGAAAATACGTGTTCACATTCGTACATCTACCAGTTAGGTTATGTAGGCTCTTTAGCTCCATCTTGACGATGCTGTCCATATTATTCGGCACAGGTGCAGCTACTTTTTTATCATCTTCATTGATGATCGTAGGAGCATCAATCACTGCTGAGAGTATGGTGGGATCGTTGGTACAGAGAGCCGTGTCCCCATCGACATCTCCTAGTCCGAGCCTTGCCAGTGTTAAATCACAACAGTTCAGAACAATCACATTATCCAAATGACGCATATATCGGTTATGTACTTGTACAAAATCTAGCTTGCCCACTTCATTAAATATCGTTAGTGGTGACCGGAATAGAACGTGGCTTCCTTGTTTCCGATCATAAAGGCTTGATTTTTCTTCAGCACACCTGTTACATGTTTTCCAGCGGCATGCTCCATGAATGCAATCGGGTCATTGGTCAGATAAAAGTAGCTACCTCGAATCGGGATGCGACCTTTCAACATATCCTGTACTTTCAGCATGGCTTGCTTCACGATAAATTTGCGGACATTACCGTCATACAACATCAGTTCATTCAAATCAATAGCTTCGATGATTTCATTGATAAATTGCTTCTTCTGACCTCGTTCTATTTCATCTTCCTGTTCGTCGGGTTCTTCATCTACATCTTTGGGTTCATCGTCTTCTTGGACTAGCATATGTAGGAACGCTTTCGTGTACGCAATATCTCGAAGCCACTTTCCATGGGTGTCATTCTTTTGCCCATGTAGTACACGTTTGATGACATCCATTTGAGGCGTAGCTAATTGAAATAAATCGTTCAATGTAAGATTCAACGCATGAATATATTGGTATGTCAGTGGTGTGTAGGCATTCATCTGGTATACAAGCTTCGCATAGTTCGCTACCCAAAAGTGATTATGATTATGTACTTTCAGTAATGCTTCATATTCCGCTATATTTTCAAACAAACATTTAGGCTTAGCTTCTCCCTCGCTGTATTGATGCCATGCTTTGAAGCAGGATTTGGTGAGGATGAGATCAATAGGACGACTCTGTTTGTCGATGATCGGCTGTGATTCATCGAAAACATCTTTTATTTCTGTCACGTTGTTTTCCTTGAACCATTTCATCAGATCAAATCGGATAAAGTTACCTTTAATATAAGGTAGTCTTCCCTGAACTGCATTAGGTGAATAGGATAGGTTCAGATGTTGTCCGATGCGCTCTGCAAACTGGAAGCTCATTAGACCTTGACCATCGAAAAACTGGACATTCTTATTTTCATACTTTGGATATTTGACTCGCTTGAATCCGATGGACTCTTCATTGATCGCTATGACTGGGATTTCTTCTGTCTGCTCGATGGAATAGCAAGGGTACAACTCATCGTACATAACCGAACGAGCAGGAATAGGAATCTCCTCCAACTTCACACGACGATTCTTTTTATTCCATCCATTAAAAGTTTTATAGTCTTTTGGATCAGGAACAGACTTTGTGCGACCATTCCATGAGATCGTTTTATTCGGTATACGATCTAACTTATGTAAATGTTCCTTGGATGGCTTCAATTCTTTCTTCGCTTTAAAATATTCACGTTGCTTTGTTTTTTCCTCGAATATTAACTTCTGTTGCTCCAAATCTTCAGCACACTTTTCCACTTTCCATACATCCTCAATGATCGTTTCCTTTTCATAATCTGGAATAACAACGATACGTGGAATATACCGAACTGGCTGTGCTGCCGAACGACTCACACTTAGAGCTGCTTCCCACTTATGGATATTGGTGAGTGGTAGTATTTTGCCGAGTGTAATGCGTCGATACAGATCAGCGACATATTTTTCTTGGATAAATTCTGTTCGCTGTGTACGTCCCATCGCAGGTGATTTAATTGAACGAACATATTTCCTTCCATTATAATAGATGCCCTCTCGTAATATACGTTCAAAAAGAGCAAGTTGGGATGGATCGTCTTCGTCAATTTGATCAGCTTTGAGCATAAAGATCACTTCGGTAACATCGGTGGAAGGATCATGCTCTGCTACGACTCGCTTGAGTTGATCGAGATAGATACTGTCAGATACGGTGATGGTACGATTAATGGATGACGGTGCGTAAAGCTGGTCACCTTCATGAGTGATCTCGTTAAAGTGAAACAGATTGATTTGGTATTGATTTCGAGTTGGATTAGTGTACAAATTTTAGCCTCCTGTTTGGTTGGTTTGAGTGATATGATTGTGAACGTTTAATACTGATGGATTTTGTCTATACACCATCGAAAAGGAACAAATGTTCTTATTTATTATATCGAATTTACGTTCGCCTTTCAAGAGTTTAGTACAATTTTTTTGAATAGAGAGGCTATTCTTGAAAAACGTAAAAGAACCGAGGGCAATATGCTCTCGGCTATTTTGATAAATATTCAAATTCTATACTCTGTTTCAGCTTGGTGTAATTGGAAAAATAAGAGACTGCACATTTAATCTTTTTATTAAACACAGAGGGCATTTGCTTTAGGGCAATCCAGCAATGTTAATAGATGTCCGTAATCCACCAAAAAGATAGCTTTTCATTATTATTTTCTATCTCTTCTTCTATTCATAAATTTTTTCCATATTCCCCTAAATTGAATAACCGTTTCTTTACTTATTCCAAGAAAATCAACTAGTACACTTTGATCTACTTCTTCCAAAATCGGTTCAAAATCTCCATTCTTTCGAATTGTATAATCAATTTTTTTCAGTAGATCGTTTACCTTATTGTCGGGAAATTTTTGAATGTCAGGTAGCAATACTTTTTCCAGTTCACCTGGAAGGACCTCTAGGACTCCTCCGCCATAACTCCGCCCCTCTATTTCTGTAAAGGCAAACGTAATACTATTATAATAAGAAAGAAGTATCTTATCTGGATTAAGGCCTTCTTTGAACTTAATTCGATGCATAGTATCAGTACTAACTGCATCAATTTTATTAAGGACAAATTTTGGAAACATATCATTTCTTCTTAGAAAAAATGCATCTGGCCGCCACACAGATGGAATATGGAACCATCGTTTTCTCAATCCTAACTTATAACCCTCATTATGTTCGTTTTCTTCCCCCCACCTAATGTAAGCTTGATGAGCTAAAGGTAGTTGTTCTACTGGTATATCAGGGAAATATACTAGTTGTGCTAACAATCCTTTATTTACGTTTTCTTGCCACCCCTCCTGATCAAAAAATATCCCCGAAGCATGTGCACTTCTTCCTATAAGCGGCAACGTTACAGAAGATAAATCATACTTTTCTACTGTTTCTTGCTTAACAGAAAAATATTTATTATTCCCTGTAGTTATGCCAATATCTATTTTTGCTACATCATTAAACTTAACAAACAAATCATTTGATTTAATAGATCGAATAGTTAAAATTTCATTATTTGTTAGGAAATATTGAGTCCATTTCTCAGAATTATGATCAACCTGCTTATACTCAATAGGTGAAGTTAAGGTGCTATCATTTAAATCAGACAAGTTTTGAACTTCAACTACAGATATTTGAGCATCACAGTTATTTGTCCCACTGTATTTCTCTCCTAGAAGCAGTACAACTTCTTGCTGTACATCAGGAAAAATCAGCTCCTTAAAAGTAATAACTGTAATTTTAGAAAGATGATTAACCAGGAATAATCTTAACTCCTCTGCATAAGCAACTTGCAATAATTCTGCTGGAATTACTAATCCAACCTTACCGCCTTCTTTTAAGACTTGGACAGACGCAACCACAAAGGATACCCATGCATTAATTAGCTTATTGGACTTCATTCTATTACTAGTCAATATTTTCGACTGTACTTCTCTCTGTTCTGCTGTTAAATACTGATATCTGATATAAGGAGGGTTACCAAGAATAAGATCAAATTCAGTGTTTTTTAACTCTTGTTCAAACACATTGAAAAAGTCATCGTTTATAATACGTATACTAGAATAGTTTTCAACTAAATTCTGGGATTTTTCAGCTTCAACAGCATCTAATTCTATGCCTAAACAACTAATATCACTAGTATCACTATGATTTATAATACTTTCAAAGAAAATTCCATCACCACAACTTGGCTCTAAAATTTTCTTTTTGTGACCATTTTGAAAAGCCCATCGAACAATAAAATCAGATAACTCTCTAGGTGTATAATATCCGCCGCGTAATTTCTGTTGTGTACTATGAGCCACTAATTTCAT